ACCAGACAATCTTGTAAATTTCCATAAAAAGATACATGTTCTTGTATTGTGCTATGATCAGTATTGGTATGAGGTTCAATATGTAAAAAATAGGGAAGAAACTAATGTCAAAGATTACAAATCCTAAAAATATCGATACGCAGATGTTCAGTAATTATTGTTAGTAACCTCCAAACTGTCCCTATAGTGTAACCAATCAAACGACATCATGGCAACCCCCGTAGCACAAGAACTTCTGGACATTAAGGCTCAAGTCCGCAAACAAGACTTCAAATGGACCACAAACCAACGTGAGCGTTATGAATATCTAACCCTTCTGCGTAAAGAACAAATTAAACAGTGGAAAGAAGAAGGTCGCGTGTGGGTCGGACCTTCTAACGCTGGTAAGGATAAAGGAGAAAATAAAGAAACTATTGACGGTTGATAAACTGTCCACTCACCCTTGACTTTTAACCGAGTCAGGGGTATTATTATATTATTGAATCACCACATCATGATTACTCTTCGTCCCCACCAAAAACGTGGATTGGATGCACTTGAAAAATACTCCAAAGGACAAATCCTAATTCCAACAGGTGGCGGCAAGACTCTGATCGCTATCATGGATGCACAACATCAGGTAGAAAAACAACCCTCTACCATTGTTGTGGTCTGCCCTAGAATTTTACTTGCAGAGCAGTTGTGTTCTGAGTTCCGTGAGTTCATCACCAGTTCCTATGTTCATGTGATGCATGTTCACAGTGGTGAAACCAGTCACTTCAGTTCTACCAAACCACAACAGATCCATCAGTTCGTTGACATCGCACGTTCTGCTGGTGAGAGTGTGATTATCTTCACAACTTATCACTCTCTTCAACGTGTTCAGGATTCTGACATTGAAGTAAACACCATTTATTTTGATGAGGCTCATAACTCTGTCCAACGTAATTTCTTTGGTCCTACAGAGTTCTTCTCTCACGATGCAGATAGAGCCTATTTCTTCACTGCAACTCGTAAGACTTCTGTGACTATCAATAAACCAGGTATGAACGATCGTGAGGTCTATGGTGACATTATTTGTAGAGTTTCTGCTCCTGAATTGGTTGATGGTGGTTTCATTGCACCTCCTAAAGTTCATGTTAAGGAGTTCGACATTCACCAAAACTCTAAACTGATCACCTGTGATGTTGATTGTGATCATCTCATCTCCACTATGGATGATGTTGAGATGAAAAAGATTTTGGTCTGTGTGAAGACCAGTCGTCAACTTATCAACCTCATGGCACACACTGACTTTGCCAAAGAGTGTCACTCCCGTGGTTATTCTTACCTTTATATCACATCAAAAACTGGTGCAGTTGTTGACGGTAAGAAAGTCAACCGTGAACAGTTCTTTGAGATCCTGAATGAGTGGGGTAAAGATCCTGACAAAAAGTTTGTGGTTCTTCACCGTTCTATTCTGTCTGAAGGTATCTCTGTCAACCGTCTTGATTGTGTCATCTTCCTCCGTAACATGGATGTGATTGAGCTCACGCAATCTGTTGGTCGTGTTCTTCGTACCTGTCCTGATAAGACCTTTGGTTTGTGTGTTGTTCCTGTGTACTCGCGTGTAGGCATCTCTACACAACGTGCCCTTCAAAATGTCATTGACACGGTGTTTGAGAAGGGTGAAATACTTGATTCTGTTGTCCGCCGATGAAACTAACTCAACACAAATCTGATATATTAGAACCCAAACCCATAGAACTTGGGTTCCTTATGGGTGACTATGCTGCCATTCCTATGATAGGTAGTGACACCAAACTCATGGTGATTCATGAGGGTAAACAACTCAAAGTCTGTCGTAATCGTAAGTCTGCCATTATATTCATAAAGAAACATAGTAAAACTAAATAAGACATAAGACAAAGAATGACGATGAAGACCTTTCAACAGTTTCAAGAAGACTCCTCCCTGAGAGGTGATTCCTCAGAGTGGAGTCAAGGTCAAGCAGCTGCATTGACTGGTAAACTTGATGCAGTCAGGAAAGTTCCTGGTCAAATGTTAGATGCTGCAAAGAAAGCAAAGGCTGACGCTGATGCTGAAAGAGAAGCACGGAAAGAGAAAGAAGAAAGGATAAAACTTAGAAAAGCTGACGAGAGGAGAAAGGAAGAACTTCATAAAGCCAAGATGGCCAAGATTAAACAGGATGAACCTGAACAAACAAATGAAGTCTATGACCCTGAGGTTCAGGGCCGTAGTCAAATTCGCAAGACTGGTGAAGGTGGAAGAGTAGGAAGAGACAGAAGAAAGAGTAAACCAGAACTCCGTAGAATGAAGGCAGTTGGTGGTGGTAAGATGGAACCAGTTTCTTACAAAGATCGTAAGGACATTGGTTCACAGAAACAGACTTCTGATAGAGTACAACAACCAACCAAAGAAAGAGGATCTGCTGAAGTCAAACAGTCATATGCTGATAAGATCAAAGCAGAAAGAAGAGCAGCAGCAAAGGCAAGAGCTGCTGCCAAGAAGTCTGGTGGTGAGGTAAAGAAATCCACCACATCTTCTAAAGATGCTGAGAAACAAGCAACTAAACTTCTCTCCACTAAGAAGACTGAAAAGAAACCAGTTAGTCCTAACTACAAACCACAAAAGGCAAGTGGGATGACACGTGCAGAACGTATGAAGGTGACAAGAAAAGGTGAAACCATGTTACGTGGTATCATGAAACAACAAGAGACTGACAAATATAAGAAAGAGACGGGAACCAACCCTGATGCAAAAGGTAGAACCAAGATTATGGGTCGCGTGCACAAGAGAATGTCCACCTAATATTGTTAGTTACCTCTAAAGTGTCCCTATAGTGTGGGGGACATATCTCCACAAATCACTTATTAAAAACAAATGAACGAAAAAATCACACAAGTAAAAACTTTTGTTCAAGAAAATGTTTCCAATGAACTTCTCAAAAACATTGGAATCAGTGTTGGTATTCTTGTTGTTGTAATTATTGCACAACTTATTCTTCATGAAGTTGTGATGGTTATTGATAGTATTCCAGTTTTTAATGGTATTATGGAAATCATTGGATTGGTTGCTTTTATTAATTTTTCTCGCAATAATTTGATTACCACTGAACAACGAACTGCATTGATGGAGAAAGTTCAAACATCTATCGACGAAGTTATTTCTTGAGAACTATCTTCATGAAATATACTAAAGAACAACTTGTAGACGCATTATGTGCGGAGTGGGATTGGTTGTGTCATGATGATTTTGATCCAGAAAATGATCCCAGTCCAGAAGAGTTTCGTGAATCAATGGAGAAATTAACATTAGAACAATTGATTGAAGAAACATGGACCGACGAAGAATTTACACTTGATGAATATATGGAACGCTATGGGTAATTAAAGTTACTCACCTCCTTGATTTCTTTTCAGGGATGTTTTATTGTTTCAATATTGAAAACCACTAAATTATGACTATTAAACGATTTGATCAGACTACTCCAGGTAAAAACATTGAGATGATTTATGATCTTTTCAAGGTCAATAAACCTCTCTATGAGAGATCATCTGAAGAAGGTAAGAGAGTCCTTTTGACTATTCTTGATGATGTTTTTTGGGTAGGTACAAATGTCAAATTATTTTGGACTGGTTTAATTTCGGAGGAAGCTAAATCTACTGGTCAAAAATGTCAACAACATCGTTACCCACGATTGTTAGCTACTAAGATGATGTTTGATGACTTACCAGATACAATTCAAGAATTTCAAGAGAGATATATCAAATTCTGTGAATTTGATTACACAACATCATCTGAAAATAAGAAACTAATTCCCTTTCAGAAAGAAGAGGTTTTTGAGACACCAGAAATCGCCTACGATAAAGCTGGTATTGTTTTTAGTAACCTCCAAAGTGTCTCTGTAGTGTAACCACAGACAAAGATTATGATCACTCAAACTAAATCTGAATTTCTCACTGAGGCTCTCATTGAACAACTGAATGACCGCGAGAAAGTCAACGCCATTGAATCTTCACGGACCACTTATACCAACTTTGAGTATGAAGTAGGTCGTAAGTATATCAAAGTCTGGTCTTATTTGATCACTAATGGTGAACGTCTTCGTGGTCGTTCTTGTTACATGTTTGTAGAAAAAGAAACAGGTTATGTGTACAAACCTGCATCATATAAGGCACCTGCCAAAGGTATTAGGTTCCAGATTGACCAGTTGGCTGACAAC